AAAACTTTCAAACAACCCAACAGACTACACAGACGCAACAACGCCTTTAGCTGGCACTGAAGTAGCTTTAGTAGAGCAAGGCGGTACATTTAAAAAAGTAGCGGTTAGTGAGTTTGGTGGTGGTGGTTCAACATTAGATATAACTTCTACTTTTCCGAACAGATTAGAATATAAGACCATTTTTGGAAGTATTCAAAACATAGGCGGTTACAGTAATTTGTCAATTGTTGGAACTCAATCGCAAGTAATTTCAGGAAGTACTGTTTTAAGAAAAATATTATCAAGTTCAACCCCTGGAGATATTGCATCAGTAAGACAAAGCGCAATACCTTTTATTTTACAAACCACTCCATTTTGGTTTGACCAAAGAATTGATGAATTAGATAGTGGTGTTGCTTCAGATAGCCGATGTTCTTATGGATTAGCTACAACAGCTTTAATGGGAAACATTGAGCCAAGCGCTTACGTTACAGCTTTATTGTCATTAGGTCACGAAAGTACAGATTCAAACTTTCAAATATTTTACAAAAATTCAACTTTTGGCGGTGCGTTAAACAAAATAGACTTAGGTGTTAATTTTCCAAAGAACTTAAACAAATCTTTTCATTTAAGATTTTACAGATTGCCAAATGAAACCACAATTAATTATTATGTAAAAAATATAACTGATGGCTTTGAAGCATCAGGGAGTTTTGAGTTTGTTGGCGCACCCCCATTTGGATTAACTCCTAACAATTGGCGTAATAACAACACAAGCGCAATACAAGTAGGTTTTGGTATTAACAGAATTATAACACGCATAGCAGATGTATAAGATTAGTAAACTAACTTATAAAATTTACGATAGTGATTTTATAGAAGTGCCACAAGATGATAGAGAGCAAAGTTTTTTAGATTTTTTGCAATGGCTCAATAATGGTGGTATAGTTGAAGAAATTGAAGCAACCTCTGAAGAAATTGCAGAACAAGAATTAGAACAACAAAAACTTCTAAAACAACAACAATACGAAGAACTACTACCAACAGATTGGTATGTTGTTAGATTTATGGAAACAGGAGTTGAAATTCCTGAAGAAATTTTAAAACAAAGACAAGAGATAAGAGATAAATATAAATAATTTATCACAAAATACACTTACGTTAATACATAAAAAAAGAAGTAAAAATGGCAAGAATTAAAACGTACGAAATAGATAATTTACTATCAGACTATGATAAAGTAATAGGTACTGACGCAGATTCATTCGACAAAACAAAAAACTACACATTACTTGACCTAAGAAACTACCTTATATCAGGATTGTCTCCAGAAGAAGGTGGTACATTGAGAATATCAGAGATAGAATATGAAGGAGAACTTTATTCAAATCCTGCTGAATTTGTAAATGCATTATCACCTACATTTGAGGTATTGAATTACAACCCTCTATTTGTAAAGTTTAATAGCCAGCAGTTCTTGTTAAAACTACAAGATGTTACGATAGGGGTTGGTCAAGATGAAGTTATTATGAGTGATTTTATTGAATTCCCTATATCTGTAGGACCTCAAGGTATTCAAGGTATTCAAGGTATTCAAGGTATACAAGGTATACAAGGAGAACAAGGACCTCAAGGTGTTCCAGGCACAGATGGTGAAACAATAATTGAAAACGGAAACACTACACTTGCAAATGGTTCAGGAACAGTAGCAGATCCTTATGTTATAGAAATTAAAAATTTACAAAAATCAATCACCTCATTTCCTTACACTTTATTAAACGAAGATGATAAATACACAATCTTCGTAGAAAATGGGGCTTCTAATGTTGTTATAAACGTGCCTGATGGATTAGTTAACAATTTTTCAGTAGTATTTATACAAATAGGTACAGGGGATTTATTGATACAATCTTCAGGAGCTGCCACATTATTATATCCATCTACAACATTGCAAAATATTGTTAAAGGTCAGTACTATTGGGCTATGGTTGAAAAAGAATTGACAACGAATACTTATTATTTATTAGGAAGTTTAAAACCAATATAATTATGCTTTGGAAATACAAAAAATGCTATCAAGAAACAACTGAGGAAGTTACGGTAGAACCTTCTGAAATATGCAAAAAAATCGTAGATATTTCAGGAGTTTATGAAGGAGGTATAGGCGATCCAACAACATCGCAGGTTAAGTATATATTATGTGGTGATAATACTAATACAGAAGTAATAGAAGAATTAAATACTGTAGATAACCCTCTTGTAATAAATAAATGTATTAAACCAAACAGTTTATTTGTAGGAGGAGTTAATATACTAAATGAAACCCCAACATCAATACCTTTTTGGACTGTAACTGCTGATTTTAATACCTGTAAATCAGTCTCTATATCAATTGAGTCTGGAGTAATAAGTTCAGAAAGCAGTGTGGATTCTACAGGTGTTTGTGGTTTTGAATTAAATAGCGTAGTTTGGTATCAAAATGACGTAGCAGGAGTTTTGAATACAGGTTCTTTAGTGTTTCAAAATAGCACAGGAACTATACCTTTTGATGGTGCTAATGAATTTTACAGAGTAAAAGCGACAGCTAGTTCAGATACATACTTTGCAAGAATAAATGCAGGTATAATTATAGAAATAGGAGTTTGTTAAATATAAGACTATGAAGTTAAAAAATGAATTGTTGTACTTTATATCTGGAGTATTAGTATGTTTACTATTCTTCAAGTCTTGTAATAAGACAGAAACACCTAAAGTCAAGGTGGTCACAAAAACAAAAGTTGTAAAAGTTACTGATACATTAAGACCAAAAGATAAAATTGTTACAAAATACAAGGATGTGTATATAAGAAAAACAGATACCACTGTGGTTTATGTTACAGAGAAAGACTCTTCAGTAATACAAGCTAGACTATACGAACAACCTATAATTGGAAAAAGAAGTTCAGGTTTAGCAAAGATAACAACAACAGGAGATTTATTAGATTTTTCTGCTATAATAGAGTGTCAAGATAGTATAAAGGAAACTACAATAACTAAATACAAAAACAAAAGTCAATTATTTTTATCTCCATCATACAATACAAACAACCAAATAAATTTAGGTGTTGATTGGAATATAAAGAATAAGGCATTAATAAAAGCAGGTGTTGGTTATGATATTAATAACACGTCACCTTATTTATCTGTTGGTGTAGGAATACCTATATTTTAAGTATCTTTGCACATTAAATCAAATTTAATATGAATTTAGTTAGAAAAATAACAATTAAGATAGATAAAGACAATGTTATGCATTACCAAGTAGGCAGTAAGGTCTTTGGTGGTGCTAGAGTCGTATCAGATATTATTAAAGAAGGAAAGTTCTTTGACATCTATGTAAGAGAAGCAGATAGCGAAATCAAAATGATATGGAAATCTTTTAATATTGATTCCGTAGTACATATTGAATACGAAACTGATTTATAAGATATGAAAAGTCCACATTATTTTATTGTAAGACCTCTTAATTCTGAGAGGTATTCTAATTTGAATAAAGATGGTTTGATTTTAAATACATCTGTAGAGGACCATAATTTTACACAAAGATTAGCCGAAGTTGTATCATTACCTATTGGTTATGAAGGAGATGTTGAAGTTGGTGATAGTATTGTAGTACACCATAATACATTTAGAATTCAGTACAATAATCAAGGTGTTCCATTGGAAAGTAAATACCACATTGAAGACGATTTATTTTATGTTGAAATACCATTAGCTTATATGGTAGAAAAGAAAGATACCAAAGAGAAGATTGCGCTTCCACCTTATTGTTTTGTACAACAATCATTTATTAAGGACAAGTGGGAAGGATTAATTCCAGAAACTCAATTTGGTATTCTAAGATATAAGAACAAGAATATGGTAGATTTTAATGCAGGAGATAAAGTTGGAATGAAGGAGGATTCTGAATATGAATTTAATGTATTTGGAGAGAGTCTTTATATGATTAACCAAAATAGAATACTATTTACATTATGAGAGGATTAAGTAAGGATATAGAAATTGCTGTAGATACCGTAATCGAAGGATTGGAGTATGAAACCGATATGTCCTTAGTTGATGCTGACAAGGTAAAAACAATTGTTAAAGCAAAGGTTGATTCATTTAAGTATGGTAAGGATTTACTTCTTAGGTGGCAGAATAGCAATAACGCTCCAAATGAAGCTACTTTAAAGAAGTATGTAAAAAGACTAATCAAGGCAGGAGATATTGCCTTAGAAGTCCTTAGAAAGGCTTTAAGGACTAAAATTGATTATGATGACTTAGATCCTTCTAAACATCACCTTGCTATTTCAGTAAAACCATCAATTCATCAAGCTATCATAGAGATAGACTCAGCCTTAATTGAATTAAGAATGCAGTTAGATGCAGATAATATCAATTTAAAGGAAAATGAATTTAAGAGAGGGTATCCAGAGAAATTTGCTTCAGGTGAATTTTTACCAGCCAAAGACTACTATAAGGAATGGTATGATAAAGAAAATGACGCTATAATATTAGATCCAAAGGGAACTAGAGGGGAAATGATAAAGGTAGGTGACCTTAATGTTATTTTACCTAAAGTTCCAATGAAGAAGCATATATTATTTAGTGATTTAAAGAAGGAAGACCAATATTGGAGAAGGATTTATGAACCAAGTGGTTTGTCTCAAGATACAGCAGAGGCTTATACAGAATACATTGTAGAGGAATTCAGAAGAAGAAGAGAGGGTGTTTGGTTTATGAATAATGGTAAGCCTGAATATTTAACAGGAACTCATTACTTTGCATTGCAATGGATTAAAATGGAAGACTCTGGAGGTTATATGGACTTCAGATATGCTCAAAGAGATATGTTTTACTTTACACAAGCTTGTATAGTAGATACACGGTGTCTTGGAGAATTATTTGTTAAGTCAAGACGTACAGGTTATACATATCAAATTATATGTCAACTACTTAATGACGCGACTTCTGTATCAAATGCAAGACTTGGGATAACATCTAAATCTAATGATGATGCTGAAAAGGCGTTTTCAAAGTTGAGCTATGGTTTTTTAAATTTACCTTTTTTCTTTAAACCTGTTGTTAAGGGTGTTGAAGATTCTAAGAAGTTCTTGGAGTTTGCAAAACCATCAGATAGAACAAAGACAGGGAAGAAAAAGAAAGATACAAATACAGACGATTACTTAAATACTTTAATTGACTTTTTACCTACAAAGAATGATTCTTATGATGGACAGAAGATGTTTAGGTATTTAGCTGATGAGGCATCAAAATGGACCAAACCTGCAAACTTTGAAAAACACTGGGGTCAAGTATCCCCTACATTTGATACAGGAGGTAGGATTGTAGGTAAGGCGTTTGTAGGTTCTACTGTTGCAGCAATGAAGGATGGTGGAGAAGAGTACTTTGAGTTATACAAGTCTTCTATGGTTAAGAAAAGAAATAAGATTACAGGTCGTACCCCTTCAGGATTATATACATACTTTTTACCTGCTCACAAAAATATGGAGGAATACACTGATAAGTATGGTGTATGTCACGAAGTAGTTGAAAAAGGAAATGGTTTTTATAATGCTCAAGGCATATGGATAACAATTGGTTCGATTCAATTCTTAGAAGCTAAAAGATTAAGTAAAAAGAAGGAAAGCGATATTGCATACAACGAAGAGTTAAGAGCATTCCCTATGACTATAGAAGAGGCATTCAGAGATGAAATGTTACAATCTACATTTAACCTTGAAAAAATATTATCACAAATAAAGATAAATGACGACCACGAGGTAGAAAGAAAATTAGTTAGAGGTAATTTCCAATGGAAAGATGGGGTGCAAGATACAATTGTAGAATGGTATCCTAATGAAAAAGGTAGATTTTTAGTTAGTTGGATACCGTCAGAGGAAATGAGGAATAAGTTTCAGTGGAAGAACTCATACGGAGACCATTCAAGACACCCATTAAATGAAGATATTGGTGCTTTTGGTTGTGACCCTTATGATATTTCAACTACTGTAGATGGTGTTAGAAAAGATGGTTCATATAGCGAAGAAGGAAGTAGAGGTTCTAAGGGAGCTTTACACGGACTTACAGGATTATCCTTTTCAGATGCGCCTAATAACACATTCTTTCTGGAGTATGTATCAAGACCAAGGACAGCAGAGATGTTCTTTGAAGATGTGTTAATGGCTTGTGTATTTTATGGTATGCCTATATTAATTGAGAATAATAAACAGAGGTTGTTGTATCACTTTAAGAATAGAGGTTACAGAGGGTTTTCTATTACAAGACCAGACAAGGTTGAGAATAGATTATCACCTACAGAGAAAGAGCTTGGAGGGATACCTAACTCGTCTGAAGATGTTAAACAGATGCACGCTGCCGCTATAGAATCTTACATAGAGAAATACGTTGGAGAAAATGAAGATGGAGATATATCAATGAATATGCCTTTCAATTTTACGTTAAATGATTGGAAAAAATTTGATATAAACAATAGAACAAAACACGATGCTGCTATTAGTTCTGGATTAGCTATTATGGCTGTAAACAGAAAGATGTATCAACCGAGAAAGAAAGAAGTAAAAGATATTACTATAAACCTAAGACTATATAATAATTAATTATGATTAAAAAGAAAACAGAAGGTGTTTCTATTACCTACAGAAGCTTTCCTCAACAAAATGTACCTTTTGAGGTTCAATCGAGTACAGATTATGGTTTACAAGTAGGTGAGGCAATTCAATATGAATGGTTTTCAAGAAGTGCAAGAAGCTGTAAGTATTTCGAGCAAAGAGATGAATTTCACAACAGAAGAATGTATGCTAATGGAACTCAAGGACTTGCTAAATACAAGGAGAAGTTTGCAGTAAATGGAGATATGTCTTACTTGAATTTAGATTGGAAGGTTATACCTGTAGTACCAAAATATGTAGATATTTTAGCTAATGGTATGGCTCAAAGAGAGTTTCAAATAAAAGCTACTTCAGTAGACCCTACATCTATAAAAGAAAGGGCTGATAAGAAAAGAGCATTAGAGAGAGATATGGTCGGTAAGGATATGGCTATTGATATTAAGAATAAATTAGGCATAGATGTTACATCTGTTCCGATTGATAAGATTCCTGGTTCAAAAGAGGAGTTAGATATTCAAATGGAATTAGAGTATAAACCACCAATTGAAATAGCTCAAGAAGTATCCATAGAGTCTATATTTAAGTTCAATGATTACGATAAAACCATAAGGAGAAAAGTAGAAAAAGATTTAATTGAAGTAGGGGTAGGTTTCGCTAAACATAGGTTTACACCTACAGATGGTGTTAAATTAGAGTATGTAGATCCTGCAAATCTAATATGGTCTTACACAGAAGACCCTTATTTTCAAGATTGTTTTTACTTTGGAGAATATAAAAATGTAAATTTATCAGAGGTTTATAAGGAATATCCAAACCTAACTAATGAACAAAAACAAAGATTACAGAGCATATCTAATTCTTGGAATAATTATTATGAATTAAATTACGATAGCCAAAATACAGACGTATTAGATGGTAAAATAGGTTTGCTATATTTTAATTATAAAACTTCAAGAGAGAGGGTTTGGAAAAAGAAAAAAAACTCAAAGGGTGGATTAAAGGTAATACCAAAAAGTAATGACTTTGTGTATAAAGGAACAGGAGATGCTGACTTTGAAAAACTAACTAAAATTGAAGAAGTTTGGTTTGAAGGGGTATTGGTATTAGGTACAAGTATTATGCTGCAATGGGAAGTTGTAAAGAATATGGTTAAGAGCAAATCTAATCTAAATAAAGTACTTCCAAATTACATTGGTGTAGCACCTAAAATGTATAGAGGTTACATTGATTCAACTGTAAATAGAATGATACCTTTTGCTGATGACATTCAAATGTCTTGGTTAAAACTACAACAAATAAAACAAAGGGTAGTTCCTGATGGTCAATATATTGATGTAGATGGTTTAGTTGGTATTAAACTAGGTAACGGAAACAAATATACCGTAGAAGACGCATTAAATATGTACTTCCAAACTGGTTCTGTTATTGGTAGGAGTTCTAATGTTGGAGGAGAATTTAATAACGCTAAAGTTCCAATTCAAGAAATTAGACATTCTTCAGGTCAAGATAAGATTAATTCGTTGTGGAACTCAATTCAGATATCTATGGATATGATTGCATCTGTAACAGGTATTAATCAAGCAATTGACGCTAGTAATCCAGATAAAAATAGTTTAGTTGGTATTCAAAAAATGGCGGCTTACTCGTCAAATGTAGCAACAAGACACATATTAGAAGGTAGTATGTTTGTAACTAGAGAATTAGCTAAATGTATAGCTATTAGAGTTTCTGATATATTGGAGTACTCTGAAATGAAAGATGACTTAATTAATAAAATATCATCAAACAATGTTGATGTCTTAAAAACCATTAAAGATTCTTATTTACACGACTTTGCTATTAATATAGATTTAGTTCCAGATGAAGAAGAAAGAGCTAAATTGGAAGCAGATATTTCTTTAGAGATACAACAAGGTAATCTTGGTGTTGAAGATAAGTATGCTATTTTAGGTATTAAGAATATGAAATTGGCAGGTAAATACCTTGCAGTAAGAAAAGATAAGAAGATGAAGGAAAGACAAGAGTCTGAAATGCAAAAAATGCAAGCTCAAACCCAATCTAATATTCAATCTGCACAAGCGGCTTCAGAAAGTAAGGCTCAATTAATTCAATTAGAGGGGCAATCTAAAGCAATGGTGGAACAGACAAGAGTTCAAGCTGAAATGGAAAAAATGCAAATGGAGGCTCAATTAAAATTACAATTGATGGAAAGAGAGTTTCAATACCAAATGCAAATAAAAGGCGTTGAAGTTGAAGGTATGAAGAGCAAAGAAACTATGAAGGAAGATAGAAAAGACGAGAGAACTAAGTTACAAGCTACACAACAATCTAAGATGATTGAGCAACGTAAAAAAGATATGTCATCTATAAATTTCGAGAGTAGTGAAGATTCCCTTGATTCGTTTTCGTTAGGACAATTTGAACCTCGTTAATTTATACCTTAATATTTCGTAATTTTGCAAAAAATTTTAATCTAATCTAAATAAAGTATGAAGTTCAAATTAGAAGGCTCTGAATGGAGTCAAGAAGATAATGGTAGTGTTCAAGAAAATGATGTGATCATTGACAATGAACAAGTTACCGAAGTGAACGAACAAGTAACCGAACAAGTTACAGATGCTGTTACAACAGAAGATAATGTTCTTAAATTTAATAGTGAAGATGAAGTTCTTGAATTTATCAAGTCTAAAGAGGATTTATACTCTAAGGTAGCGTCTAAGTCTGAGGAGAAGGAATTACCTTCAGACATTAAGAAGTATTTAGAGTTTAAAGAAGAAACAGGTAGAGGCTATGAAGACTTTATTAACTATCAAAAGGATTACTCAAGTTTAAGTAATGATGAACTCGTAAAGATGTACATTAAGGAAAACAACCCTGAGTTTGACGATATAGATATTAATGAAGAATTTGCAGAAGCATTTGCTTATGACTCAGACTATGACGATGAAAGAACTATCAATAAAAAAAATCGTGCTTTAAAGAAGGCTCACAAAGAAGCTTTAGATTACTTTGAAAAACAAAAGGAAAAATGGAACATACCATTGGAGGTTACTAATAGTAATGTTATTCCTGAAGATTACAAAGTAGCTAAGGAAACTTTAGAGGCTCTTAAATCACAAGAAGAAGTTTCTAAAAAACACGGAGAATACTTTTTGCAAAAGACAGATGAGTTATTTTCAAATGAGTTCAAAGGTTTTGAATTTAAAATTGGAGATGATGTAATTGTCCAAAAACCAAATAGTATTGAATCTGTAAGGGAAACACAAAAAAATGTTACGAACTTCTTTAGTAAGTTCTTAGATGAGAATGGTTTAATTAAAGATGCTGAAGGTTATCACAAAGCCCTTTATGTCGCAATGAATTATGAGTCTGTCTTAAAAAATATTTACGAGACAGCTTATGCAAAAGCAATAGAGAGTGAAGTGAAAAGTAGTAAAAACATAGATATGTCTATGAGACCAGCACCGCAAACTATATCGTCTGGCACAAAGTTTAAATTATTATAAAAATTAACAAAAAACAAAAATTATGGCATTATTAGCTAATCCAGGAATTAAATTAACTCCTACTGCGACAAAAGAAATTTTGTCTTCAAACTACTTAGATGCGTCTGATTTCGACTTTACAAATCAGTTCCTTCCTGAGTTATACGAGAAAGAATTTGCTCGTTATGGTAATCAATCATTAAAAGGATTCTTAGAGAGAATGGGTCAAGAGATGCCTATTCAGTCTGACTTAATTAAATGGTCTGAAGAAGGTCGTTTAAGACCAGTTGCTACTGCGGTTGCTCGTGCGGCTAACGTATTCTCTTTAGCTGGACACCCTTTCCGTAAAAACGATACTGTTATCATTGTTGATGGAGCAGGTGTTGAGAAAAAAGGTATTGTTTCTGCTGTAGACCCTGCTGGAACAGATTTTACTGTATTGCCAGTTGAGGCTGCTGGATGGGGAACTTTAGCTACTACAGGAATCTCTATGTTCACTTACTCTAATGAGTACAGAAAAGGAACTAATGGTAGAGAAGAGTCTTTAGAGGCACAACCAGACATCTTCGAAAACAAACCAATCATCATCAAAGAGTTAGACGAAGTTAATGGTTCTGATATGGCTCAAGTTGGTTGGATTGAAGTTGAAGGAGAAAATGGAATGGGGTACTTATGGTACTTAAAATCAAGAGCGCAATCTCGTCAAAGATTTGATGACTACTTAGAAATGGGTATGGTAGAGGGTGTTTCTTTCGAAAGTGGTTCTGCTGCTGCTACTGCTGGATTTACAGGAACTGAAGGTTTCTTCGAAGCTGTTGAACAAGGAAATATTTTCTCAGGTGTTATCTCTACTTTAGCTGATGTTGACGAAGTATTAGCTAGATTAAACCGTCAAGGTGCAATCTCTGAGTACATTATGATGAATGACTTCGAACAAGACAGAGAGTTAGATTATATGTTAGCTGCTCAAAATTCTTATGGTGTAGGTGGTACTTCTTACGGTGCTTTCAACAACAGTGAGTATATGGCTTTAAACTTAGGATTCACAGGATTCAAAGTTGCAGGTTTCGAAATCTACAAGTCTCAATGGAAATACTTAGATGACCCAACTGCTCGTGGTTTATTTGAAGGTAACAACGCTATCAATGGTGTTCTGTGTCCTTCTGGAACTAAAACTGTACGTGATGAAGTATTAGGAGCTAACGCTACTTTACCATTCTTACACGTTAAATACCGTAAATCTGCAACTGAAGACAGACGTTACAAAGTATGGTCTACAGGTTCAGCAGGTGGAGCTAACAACTCTGACTTAGATGCTAACCAATTACATATGTTATCTGAAAGAGCATTATGTACAATGGGTAGAAACAATTTCGTTTTAGTTAAAGGCTAAAAATTTGTAAGAATTTACATAAATATAAAGAGGGATTAATTTCCCTCTTTTTTATTTGTACCTTTGCAAAATAAATCAAATTTAATTAATTATGGCTAAACAGCAACAAGAAGTAGCTAAGGATAGAACATACATCCTTACTAAGAAAAATCCACCTATGCAATTGTTTTTAAGAAACAGGCATAAAAAAGGTTCTCCATTACAATACTTTGATGAAAAGGAGAATGTGTTAAAATCATTACGTTATGCTACAAATCAAAAATCTATCTTTGAAGACGAGCAAACAGGAGACGTAATCTTAGGTTCAATTATCTTTAACAATGGCAAATTAACCGTTCCTAAAACAAATCCTCAGTTACAAAAGTTCTTAGATATTACACCTGATAATGGAGTGGTATTTGAGGAATTTAAACCAGACGCTATTGCAGAGAAGCAAATTAGTGCATTAGAACTTGAAATGGAGGCATTACAAGTAGCTATGGAGTTAAAACCTGCTGAAATGGAAAGTATTGCATTGACGGTATTTGGTTCAGGAGTATTAACTAAAAAGACAGCAGAAATCAAAAGAGATTTATTTGTGTATGCAAAAGAAGATCCAGAAAGTTTCTTAGAGTTAGCTAAAGACGACTTAACTAAATTAAAGGGTATTGCTGTTAGAGCAGAGTCTTTAAATTTATGTCAGTACAAGTCAAATGCTTTCTATAATAACGATACATTATTATGTAAAGTTCCGTTTGATGAAACAGACAAGTACAATACCATTGCAAGTTGGATGAGTTCAACTACAGAAGGTAAGGCTTTCTTGAAGTTCATCGAGACAAAGATTAAATAACCTTAAAAATTAAAAAAAATGTACAAAAATCAAGAACCAAAAAACAAAAAAGTATCTACAATTAAATCAACTCCTATTAAAGTTAGTAAATCAGCAGATACCACAAAAACTACTTATCCTAAACAAGTGTCGACAAGCGGAGCTACAAGTCAGCTTACTAAAGTAGTTGTGAATAAAAAAAAGAAAAATTAAGTAATCTACATTACTGTAATTAAGATTTCTAAAGGAGTGGTTTAAGTATCACTCCTTTTTTATTTGTATCTTTGCAAATAATTTTATAGATATGATAAACCAAGTTTATACTACAGTTTTAGCTATAATAAATAAGGATAATAGGGGTTATGTTACACCTTTAGAATTTAATTTATATGCTGAACTTGCTCAAATGTCCTTGTTTGAAGATTTGTTTCATAAGTACGCTAAATCAATTGTTAAACAAAATGCAAGAATGTATCATTCTGAGTTCTCTGATATACCTAAACATATTAGGGAAATTATAGATATCTTTACGTCTGAGACAGGAATATCTTATTCTAGCACAAATTTATTATGGTATCCTCAAGCTGATGACTTCTACAGACACGTATTTATGTATGTAAAAGGAGGTAATGATTTTGAAGAGGTTAGTAAAATGGATATTAATAGGATTTTAAATAACAACTTAATAGCCCCTACATCACAATATCCTATATACATCTCTTTAAATGGAGGATACAGGCTATACCCTACTACAATTAACGGAGCAAATGTTTCCTTAATTTACATAAGAAAACCAAAGCAACCAAATTGGACATATAATGTTGTGGCTGGTAATCCTTTATTTAACCCTACTGCTGTAGATTATCAAGACTTTGAATTTCCAGAATCTATGTTTAGTGATTTAGTTATTAAGATATTGGGCTATGCAGGAGTAGAAATAAGAGAGGCAGACATTATACAGGTATCACAAGGAATGGAAGCTAACAATAATAATCAAGAACAATTATAATGGCGAATCAAATTTTACCACCTATAGATTACTACCAAAATGAAGAGAATTGGGGTAATTACCAATATATAACTTTATCTCAATTAGTGGATAACTTTATGTTAAATTATATTGGTGATGACAAATTAATATCTAATGTTAAGAGGTATCAAGTTTTAAGTCACTTTAAGAGAGGTATTCAGGAGTTTAATTATGATACAGTAAAAGAGATTAAAGTTTTAGAGTTAGAGCTTAATGATAACTTAACTATGATTATACCTAACGACTATGTTTCTTATGTTAGGATTTCAGTTGTTGGTCAAGACGGTTTATTAAGACCATTATCTCAAAATCCTTATACTACTTTAGGTGCTGCTTATTTACAAGATCACGAATACAATATATTGTTTGATGAAGATGGTTATCCATTAGAGGCAGAGAATACAGAGATGACAAAAAGGTATAAGGTTGGAAATCCTTATCAAGATGTTGATTGTAATTCAGAATTCAACAACCATCCTATGTATGGAATGAAGCCAGATATTAATAGAAATGGTTATTTTAACATAGATAAAAGAAAGGGTGTTTTTTCGTTTTCCTCTAATGTAAAGGGTAGTTTGATTGTTATTGAATATGTATCTGATGGTCTTGAGTATAATAATGGAGATGAAGTTATGATACATAAATTAGCAGAGGAAGCTCTTTATAGTTATGTAAAGTATGCGATATTAAATAATAAATACGGTGTCCAAGAATATATAATTAACAGAGCTAAAAAAGATTTCTACAGAGACTTACAAAATACCAATATAAGAATGCTTGACTTGAGAGGTGACGAACTTCTTATTATGTTAAATGGTAGAAAAAAATGGATTAAGTAATGGGTAAAATTCAAAATAACTTTTTAAAAGCCACAGTAAATAAGGATTTAGATGAGAGATTAACTCCTAATGGGCAGATGACTGATGCATCTAATGTTATGGTTATATCTGAAGATGCTGGTAATGTTGGTGTTTTAAAGAATGTAAAGGGTAACTTAAAAGTTACTAATACAGGAATTATTGGAGCTGAAACAATTGGTAGTATTTCAGATGAAGCTAAAAACAGGGCTTTTTATTTTGTTAAGGGTACTGAATATGATTATGTATTTCAGTATAACACAGAGGATGACTCATTAGTTACCGTACTTCAATCAAGCGTTGGAGGGGTTTTAAATTTTAATACTGAATATCGTATATCTCATTCTGACATATTTGTAAGTGTAGAAGATGATGATTTATTATCTTGGACTGATGGTTTTAATCCACCAAGAATTATAAATATAGAGAGAGCTAAGGCTTACCCTATTGATGGTTTTACTGAAGATGAAATATCTGTAATGAAACCTTCCCCTATCTTTGCTCCTTCGTTAAACCTACTTAGTTCTGATATAGAGAGTGTTAGTAATTTCATAGAGGATAAATTTATTCAGTTTAGCTATAGATACAAATATAACGATGGTTATTATTCAGCATTTGCATCTTGGAGTCAGGTTGCTTTTTTACCTTCAAGGTTTTTATTAGACTATCAGACATACGAGAATTTAGGTATGGTTAATTTAGCCAACTCTGTTGGCATTACCTTTAATGTTGGAAGTAGAGATGTAATTGGAGTTGACTTAGTATTCAAGGAAAGTGAAAGTTCTACTGTTTATATTGTAGAGAAGTTTGAGAAAGAGAAAGAAGGATGGGATATTGAAAATGAAGATGTAAGTTATATATTTAAGGGTAATAAGATATTTGGAATACTTCAAGAAAGTGAATACTTCAGAAATTTTGACAACGTACCTTTAACTGCATTAACTCAAGCTAAGGTTGGCAATAGATTAATCTATGGTAACTTTGTAGAAGGTAGGAATATAGACTCTGATATAAATTTAGGTGTTGATTATATTTCCACACCCTTGATTTTAGATGAAAAAGAAGGTGAAATAGGTAGTGTTGTAAAGACAGGCTTATTTTCAAACGTAGTTGATTTTGAAAGAGGTAATGAAGATGGAGGTACTTCTCCTGTGGACCAAATAAATTACGAAACAAATGAAGTGAAAGTTGATTTATCTGTTACAGGAAGTCCAGACACTGCTAGGTTTTTAGTAAAAATAACCCCAAAATCAACATTTTCAAGTGTTGTTTATTCAGTTTATATAAAAGAAGGAGCTACGACTTTAGATTCTATTATAAATGTTTCAGGAAATCAAACAATAAGTTACAATAGAACTACAAATGGGGATGTTTTAATTTTTGTAGTTTCAAATGAAGGATTAATTTATGATTTAGAATTAAATTACAAATTAACACAAGAATTTGACACAGGTTTCGATATAATTACAATATCTATTTCAGAATACAATTACTATGCTGACGACCAATTATCTTACCCTAAAAGTGGAGGATATGGTTCTACATTAGAAGGTGATACAGTTATTAAAAATAAATCCACATTTGATTTTGAAGACTTTGAATTTAAGAGTGGAACTCAATTTAGATTTGATTTCGACACTCAATCTTCTTTGGTCTTTGAGGTAAAACCATCTTTTACATTCTTTTACAACCTGACAAGTGATTACACAGACTTAAATGATTTCTTAACTAATTCAGATTTTGTTTATAGTTTAGAGGAAACTTTTTCACAATCTTTTGTAACAGGAACAAATGCCTTTGCTAGTAACGCAGGTACTCTTGTATCATACGAAGGCTTTAAGGTTTCAAGTGTTGGGGATGTTCTTACAATTACAAATCCACACATAATATATCAAGTTGAAGAGGATAGTGGTGTAGTTGAAAATAAAGATGACTTCTATTTAAACACCAATGTTTTTTTTGGTCTTTATAGCGAAGATGCTTTCTCAAGTTTACATTCAAATAGAGATTATAATTGTGATATTATATTTTTAGATGATAAAGGCAGAAAGACAACTGTTATTAGTGGAAATGATACTTCTATTTATATTCCAGCTAGCGAGGCAGGTAATGCAAATAAATTAAAGATAACAACAATAGGCAATCCTCCTAGTTGGGCTAAATATTACAAGTTTGCAATAAAGGAAACTAAGAGAGAGTATGATACGATATATGGAAATGTTGTCTACAAAGACGGTATTTACAGATGGATAAAGGTTGTTGGGGAAAATAAGGGTAAGGTAAAAGAAGGTGATACATTATGGTTGAAGTCTGATTACTCAGGCATAGTTGATTCGCCTATTCAAATAAAGGTAATTGAGGTTTCCAATCAAGATAAGAATTTTATAGATGGTAATCTATTAGAAAGCGGAGACCCTTTAGTTGAGGAAAGTGGGCTATACTTTAAGATTAAGCAGGGTAACTTTGATATAAATATATCAGCAGATTCAAACAGAGAATTTGAAGGTTTTGTTAAAAGAAGGTATGCTTCTAGGTCTTTTGTAACTACATCTCCTTTATTTGGAGAGTATGATACAGGTGGTGTATTTGTACCTATACCTATAAATTCAGGAAGTAAAATTATTTTTGAGGTTGTTATTTCAGCAAAGGGAGCTATAGCTTTTAGACACGTATATAGTGTTGATACATTTGCTCAAGATGATTATGATAGCGTAAAGGATTGGTGGGATGCAGAGATATCTGTACTAGATTCTTGGAGTAGTTTCTCTAATGATTTTTTAAAAGATTACAATTGGGTTATTGATGATGGTTTCGGTACAAGTTTTCAAGTTAAACCTTGGAGAGATGGTACAGCGTCAAGGGATATTTCAACAAGAGTTTCTTTTGATATAAACTTTTCAGGTGGAACTTTAATATTTGAAAATTACAAACCAGAGCAATTAAAAAACCCTTACTACGAAAGTGTTGAAACATTTACTATAAATGATGGAGAATATTTTTCTGGAGATATATTAAATCCTAATGTTCACATACTAAACAAGACATTTAATTGTTTTACATTCGGTAATGGATGCGAGAGTAATGCTATAAAAGACCAACTTACAAGCAAGAGGTTTTATATTAACTCAAATCCAAATGACGTTAGTGAGGATAAATACAGACAAGTTAATAGATATGCTGACTTAACATATTCAGGTGTTTATCAAGAGAGTACAAACGTAAATAGACTTAATGAATTTAATCTATCATTAGCAAACTATAAAGATGATTTAGAGAAGTCTTTTGGTCCTATTATGGTATTAGATTCTGAGGCTACTGACTTACTTGTTATTCAAGAGGACAGATTTAGTAAGGTGTTATATGGTAAGGATTTATTATTTAATGCAGATGCTACAACAAACCTATCAAGAATAGAGGATGTATTAGGTCAGCAAGTAGTTTATGGTGGTGAGTATGGTATTTCATTTCAACCTGACTCTTACGACTCATATGCTACAAACGCATTTAATGTCGATATAAAGAGAGGTTGTGTTGTAAGGCTTAATGATAGTAACGGACTTATAGAAATTAGCTCTAATGGAATGAGAGACTACTTTAAGACGTTATTCAGGGATAATACTATTCTTAATTGTATTGGTCAGTATGATGCATTCTTTGATACATATGTACTCAACATTAAGTACAAGACAAAGAGTAATGTAATTGAGTATGTAACTTGGTTATATTCTCCAGAGGCACAAGGATTCTTAGGTAGACAAACATTTAACCCTGATGATATGTTGAGAGTGAACAACCACTTCTTATCATTCAAGGGTGCTGATGTATATAAACACAATATAGGTCCATACAATACTTTTTACGAAACATTAAACCCTTGTGATTTTGAATTTAACTTTAGTCAAGAGCCATCAACTAGAAAGATATTTAAGAATATATCTATAGAGGGTAATAGTGCTTGGAATATACAATTAAAGACAGATTTGCAAAATGGTTATATAAACTTTGACGACTTTAAGAATAAGGAGGGTGTTTATTATGGATATGTAAGAGGTAATGATACTTTAGACACATCGACATTATCTGTTAGTGGTATTGGTAATGTATTTAACATATTTGGCAATACCTTATTCTTTAACTCTGAAATATCAAGTATAATAAGTGTAGGTGATTTGGTTTTTGATTCAAACTTAAATAACGTAGGTTTTATAACAAACATAACATCTACATCTATAACTTTAAATGATGCATCCTTAGTTAGTACTGGTATGTTTTTGTTGTCTTCAAAACCAAGTAGTGTAGAGACATCTGGAATTAGAGGGTATTATATGAATGTTAAGAGTACTTTATTAACTGATTCATATGTGGAGGCATACGCATTAAATTCTGAGGTATCGAAATCATTTGAGTAAAATAGGTATATTTGCAGTATGGAAGTAAGAGTTGTTAAATATAGTGATTACAAAGAATTAAAGGAGTGGTGGGATTTTTGGAAATTCCCTGCTCCTCCTATTACTGCATTACCTAAGTATGATGAAGAGTTAACTACAGGTTTAATTGTTTCAAAGGATGGTGTAAATATATGTGCAGGATTTTTATATGAGACAAATTCAGCGATATGTTGGGTTGAATTTATAGTTGCAAATCCAAGTGTCAATAAGGCAGATAGAGGTATTGCTTTAGATAAATTAATACAAGAATTCACTATAGAGGCGCAATCATTAGGTTTTGGTGTCATATTCGCATCAATTAAACACCCCTCTTTATTGGATAGATATGTAAAGGCAGGGTATACAGTAGGAACAACAAATACAAACGAACTTATAAAAATATTATAGAAAATATGGGTGCAATGACAGCAATAGCGGCTACAGGAGCATTAGCAAGTGGTATTCAAGCAATATCAGGAGCAAAGCAACGTAGAGATGCAAGACAAGAATTAGAGAATTATGAAAGGCAAAATTTAGAAAATATAGCTGAAGGATTACAAGTATCTACATTAGGTGCTGACTTACAAAGAGAGGAGCAAGCTAGATTGGCTGCTTCACAAGTTGGTGCATTACAAGGTGCTGGAGTGAGAGGTCTTGTTGGTGGATTAGGTAGAGTTGAGGCAGGAAATCAAATGATGAATAGAGAGATTGCTGCTAACTTAGATGCACAACAAAAACAAATAGACCAAATGTATGCTCAAGACCAAGCTAATATAAGGGGTATGCAAGAGCAAAGAGAGGTTGGTGATATATCAGCATTATCTTCACAATACAATGCAGGAAACGCAATGATGTGGCAAGGTATTGGTGGTATCGCACAAAGTGGTATGGCTGCATTAAGTGGTGGATTAGGAAAAGGTACAGGGGATAATACAGGTACAACTGATACAACTAATATAACAGCCACTACACCACAAGGAGCAACTCAGTTTGATATAGCTAAAAACCTTAATAATACATTAAATAGTTTTGCTAGAGTACCACAACAACAAGCTACTTCTAATAATGTTGGGTATATTCCACCTAATATGGGTAGTTTTTTAATGAATCAATTTCAAAGTCCAAATCAAAGAGGTAATTAATTATGGCAATAGGTAAAGTAGGAAGTTTTGCAACAGTAGAGCCAGCGTTAGTTGACTTTGGCTCAATGGCTGAAAGAAATATAGATAAAATTAAGGCTGATGAAGCAGCTAAGGCAGCTGCTAAGGCTAAGGCTGAGCAAGCTAAAAGAGACGCTGTTAAGGATTATAAGATTCCAGATAAATTAGGGTTTACAGGAATTGCTGAATTTGATAGGTCTGCTCAAGGAACATTTAAGAATTTATACACACAAGCTACTGAGGCAAAATTAATTGGTGATGAAAGGACATTACTAGAGGCTACAGGAGCTATGAATACTCTTATATCTAGGTATGATGAACTTAAAGAGTTGATGCCTAATATAGCTAAAAGAATTGAATCAGATAAAACATTAGATGAAGATGCTGGTAATAACCACCTTAGAGATTTAACAATGCTTA